ATTGTATCATACCATCGCTGCTGTTATGGAAGTCGCGACAGGTCGCGCCCATACGCCGCTTGAACCTTGGACGACAGCACCACAGGCAGAACCTGAAGCGAATGTTGATAAAGATACTTTGGCTGCAGAGTTGGCGGCTATGGGAATAACCCTCGGAGAAGAGGGTTATGTGCCGACGACCGACGGAGTCGGCGACAGCACGAATGTCAGTGGTACAACCAATGACAAAGACGAAGCTGCGGAGCAGAAGAGAAAGAAGAGACAGTCGAAAGCAGCGTAAGAGAAGGGGGCGAAAGCCCCCTTTTTTTATGTAAGTTCTGATGCCGCCCAGGAGTGGGGGATCGAACTTTAATAGTATGCTGGAACAAACTAACCTACCTCTTGATCCAGCAATTTTTAAATTAATTTTTTTTTCAAAGGATTTTTTTTATGGTAGATTTTGAAGGACAACCTGCATCCAATAAGCAGTTATGGAAACTAAACTCATTGGCAAATGATGTTTGGAATAAAACAATTCGCAAAGAAGTAATTGAGCATGGCGATGTACAAAGTAAATCAGAATCTTTGTACACAAATATTTCTTTGCCAATTACAAAAGATCAAGCAAGCTCATTGATAAGTTTGTTGATAGAAAAAGTTAATCTTCTCGATGAACACATTGGGATACTCGAAGAGAAAATGAAATGAGTGAGCTTGTAATTGATGGTGTTAAGTTTCGCCAAAGCGGACTTAACAACATTGTATTGTTGCATGGAAAACATAAGCTTTCTATTGCACAACATGTTTCGCCATTGATGAAAGATGATCATGGCGAACCAATATGCACACATGAAATAATGTGTATATCTAAAGGTGATGATGAAAAAATAATTTTGTATAAGCCAACCCCATTATCACTAATAAATGCATTGTCAGAAATGATTGCTTATTTAAACGAAAAAGATTGACAATGTTTATTGTAACTGCAAATATGCAGCTCTATCAAACGAAAGGAGAACTATAATGTTTGATGCAATTAATACTGAAGAATGGAATTTCCCAATCGAAGTACACCCAACACCTAATGCTATCACTGGAGAATGGCTTCACAATAGTAAGCAAATCATTCGAACAGATACCAATGAAGTGCTTGGTGTACATAAAAGTGCCTACAAACCTGTGCTTCATAGTGATGTAGTAAACTCAATCGAAAATGCTGTGCTTGAAGCAGATGTATCCAAAGATTATTATATTGAAGCTCGTACTTTTGAGAACGGAGCAAAACTTAAAGGAACTGTCCACTTTCGAGACTTGTATATTGAGAATAAAAAGTCTGCGGAAGTTGGTGACATAGTAAACTTCAAAGTAGATTTCTTAAATAGCTACGATGGTTCTTGGAGTTTTATGCAAAAAGCAGAAGGCCATCGTCTTGCTTGTAAAAATGGCATGGTTTCTGGTCTTGCTATAGCTATGTCAAAGTTCAAGCATACAACATCTATTAACATAGAAGGCAGTGCAGATAAGATACAAATTGGTCTTGAAACATTTATGACTAACAAAAACAAATGGGAAAGATGGACTGAAACAAGCATTGAAGATTGGAATGTTGAGAACTTTTTCAAAGAAACAGTTTGCAAAACTCACACTCGACAATCAGGTGTAAGCAAAACAAACGAAAAGCAATTAGAAATATTGCTTGGTTTGTGGAATAAAGAAAAAAACCAGTTGGGCAGCAACAAATGGGCTTTGTACAATTGCCTAACTTATTGGTCTACTCATACACAAGATGCTCGCACACCACATATTGCCAGCTTCAATAGAGAAGGTGATGTTGGTCGAGCCATCAATTCCAAAGAGTGGGCATCACTTGATTCATACTATGGAGTAAAAGCATGATCATAAATAACTTACTGACTATGGATTCATTTAATATTGAATCTGTAAAAATAAATAGAAGGAAAAGCACTGGTGGTAGATATATCACTGACTTTATTTTCTATTTTACAAATCAAACATCAATGGAGTTAAGCTGTTATAATGAAGAAAAACATATTGATGTCAGACTGGGAGATCCAAATGACTGAGAAAGAAGAAGACTATGTGGCGCAGGTACTTGCGCCACTCGTATCATCACCAACAAACATTGAACGAATGGGTGATGATCTCAAAACAATGAACCCAGATTTCAACAGAGACAAATGGGTTGCTCGAGCTATCAAAGCTTGGA